GGCTCCAACTCGAAGCGGCAGGACGGGTTTAACCCGTTCGCGATTATTTGCGACGAGCTGCACGCGTGGCCGGGTCGCGAGCTTTGGGACGTGCTGACAGGCTCATTCGGAGCGCGAAAGAACTGGCACGTCATCGCAATCACGACATCCGGCTCAAATAAGACCGGGATTTGCATGTCCGAGCGCCAACACCTGATTGGCATCCTCGACGGCACATTTCAGGAGGACAACAAGTTCGGCGTCATTTACACGCTGGACCCCGGAGAGGAGGAGGACTGGAAAAATCCGCGAATGTGGGCCAAGGCGAATCCGTCTCTCGGTGCCGGCAAGGATCGCGACGTATTCGAGGGCATGGCGCGCAAGGCGATGCAGGAGCCATCCGCGCTGACCGAGTTTTTGCAAAAACAGCTCAATGTCTGGACCGACGCGAGCGACGCTTGGCTGTCGATGGACGCTTGGCGCGCATGCGAGGGGCCTGCGTCGCACGCCGACCTTGCCGGAAAGAAGTGCTGGGGCGGCATGGACCTTGCGCGAGTCAATGACCTTTCGGCGGTAGCCTACTGGTTTCCGCGACAACCCGGGCTTTCCGTGCCGCGCCTCGTCGTTGATTTCTGGATACCGGAGGCCGATTTGTCCCGCCGCGAGGATATGGACAAGGTTCCGTTCCGCGCGTGGGTGCGCTCCGGGATTATGAACGGAACGCCCGGACGCACCACAGACTTTGAGTGGATACGCGACGGCATCAACCGCCGGCGGGAAACATGGCAGGTTCAGGAAATGGCATACGACCGGCACTTCGCCGGCGAGTTGGTGCAGGCTCTGCACAAGGACGGGCTCGCAATGAAGCCGCACGGGCAGGGCTTCCTTTCGATGTCCGCGCCCTCGTCTGAGTTTGAGCGGCTCGTGATCGCCGGCGGCTTTAGGCATGACGGCAACGCCTGTCTCGCGTGGAATGCCGGAAACTGCGTCATCACGCGCGACCCTGCCGGGAACATCAAGCCCGACAAGAGCGAGTCATCCAACCGAATCGACGGCATAGTCGCCGCAATCATGGCCTTGTCGTTGGCCGCCGGATACGGGAAAGAGCTTGAGGCGGCGAGCGAGCGAGATGCGGCAATCGCCGCCATGTCAACGCGCGGGCTGCGGCTGCTGGACTGAGGCGCAAAAAAAAGCCGCCCCCGGGAATCCCGGCCGGAGGCGGCGAACGGAGGACAACGAAAAAACCTCCGCTGCGTGTAGTTGGTTTTTAATTATTGCGGAGGCAAGCCAGTAAGCGCAAATCGCTTGCAATGGCAACCGCCCCCAGGAAGAGAGCCGGCAAGGCCGAGCCCGCGCACCCGCGCACAACCGCGCCGATGGTGCTGGGCAACTATTCTCCGACGCCTCCGCTCCGGCAAGAGGAGGCCCTGAGCGTCCCTGAGATATTGTCCTGCGTGCGCGTGCTTGCCGAGGAGATGGCGTCGCTGCCGCTGGAGTTGTGGATCGATAGAGGCGGGCGGCGCGAGCGCGCGCGCTGGCATCGCCTGTCGCAGCTCTTCGGGCATCGGCCGAACTCCGAGATGACCCCTTATGAAGTCATCCTCTGGATGATGTTCGACGCCTGTATCCGCTCTGCCGGATACGCGCAAATTGTCCGCGCAGTGGACGGGACGCCGCTTGAAATCTGGCCTCTGCTTGCATCGCAGGTTTCCGCCAGTAGAGACCCCGACGGCGGGCTTTGGTTTTCCTACGGGGAGCACTGGTTGCGGGATGACGAGGTTTTGCGCGTTCAGATGATGCCGTGCGGCGGTCTCGTCGGGCTGTCGCTGATCGACGCGCAGGCCAAGACGCTGGGACAGGCTCAGGCCGCCAATGACTCCGCCGGCGAGTTCCTCGCCAACGGCTCGCAGGTGTCCGGCGTCCTGTCGCTCCCCGGCACGCTTTCAGATGAGGCGTACGAGCGCATCCGCCGGTCTTGGGCTGCGCGCCATGAGGGCGCAGGCAAGCGCGCGCGCGTCGCGGTGCTTGAGGGGGGGGCGTCGTTTTCTCCGACCGCTCTAAAAGCCGACGAGTCGCAGATGCTGGAGTCGCGTAAGTTCAATCGCTCCACAATCGCCGGACTGTTCCGCGTTCCAGCGCACCTGATTAACGACCTAAACGGCGCTACCTTTTCCAATATCGAGTCGCAGGAGTTGGGGTTCTATAAGCACACCTTGCGCCCGTGGGCCACAAACTGGGTACAGCGGCTCAACGCCACGTTGCTTACGGACGCTGAGCGCGCCGAGGGCTACTCGTTCGACTTCGACTTCGACGACCTTCTTCGCGGCGACATGCCAAGCCGCGCGGCCGCCTACGGCCAGTTTATCAACGCCGGCGTCATGACCGTTAACGAGGCGCGCCAACGCGAGGGCCTTCCGGACGTGGCCGGCGGGGAAATCAACCTCGTTCAGGGGGCGCTTCGCCCCCTCACCCAACCCGCATCCGTACAATGACCACGCCCTTTTTCCGCTTCGAGCACGCCGAAGGCGAATCCACACTATGGATACACGGCGAGATTTGTTTCCTGCCCGGGCAGGCCGCAGCGTTCGCCGACGGGATGGCCCGCGCGCGCGGCTCTCGCCTCGTCGTCCGCGTCAACTCTCCCGGCGGCAGCGTGTCCGACGGCCTCGGTATTTACGCGATGCTGCGTGCGCATGACGCCGCGCGCGAGTTTATCGTGGACGGCATCGCCGCGAGCATGGCGTCCGTCATCATCACCGCCGGCGGGCCAGTCACTATCGCCGAAAACGCTGCGATTTTTGTCCATTGCCCGCTGTATCCGGTTGTCGTTGACGCCAATGCGACCGCCCTGCGGGACTACGCGGCCGACCTTGACGCGCTAAGGATGCGCCTTGTGCATTGCTACTCGGTCAAAACCGGGGCGGATGCCGCCACGATTGGGAAATGGATGGACGACGAGACGCTCTTCGACGCGCCGGCAGCCGTCGCCGCGAAGCTGGCCGACGCCATCGGGAAGGCCGCGCCCATCGCTTCCGCAGTGGCTTTCGCCGCGCATTTCCCGCGCCTTGCCGCGCTCAATCAAACCAACCAACCCACCGACAAAATGACCCCCGAAGAACTCCAAAAAATGGAGGCGCTCGCCGCTCAGGTCGCAGCCCTCACCGAGACCGTCACCAAGCTCGCCGCCAAGCTTGATACGCCCGAGGCCGATCCCGAGGACATCGCCAAGGCAAAGGCCGAAGCTGATGCCGCCGAAAAGGCCAAGATCGAGGAGGCCGTAGCCGCCGCGTCCGCCCCCATCCTCGCGCAAATCGCCGAGCTGAAATCCAAGATTCCAGCAGCCTCCGCGCACAAGCCAGGCGCCGTCGCCAGTGAGTGGCGCACCGAATGGGCCTCCGAAAAGGATCCCATCAAGAAGGCCGCAATCTGGCGCAAAAACAACGCCTGAGCCGACACTTTGCTGTAAGCAAAAACCAATCACACCCACCCAAAAAAAGGAAAAAAATGGCAACCACCGTTTCCGGGCTCGCAGTCACCGAAGCCCTTCAAAAGTCCCTCGTCGAAAAGAAGTACGTGGGATATATGCCCAACATCGTCTCGCAGTTCTCCACCGGCCTTAAGCTTGGCGATACCGCGATTGTTCCCCTCGTGAAGGCCGGGGCCGCAGCCGACTTCCACGCCACCAACAACAACTACGTCGGCTCCGGCGCTTCCGGCTCTATCACCGGCGTCAACGTCCTGCTCAACAAGCAGAAGTTTGTGGCCCTCAAGATCCCGGCCTATATCAAGGACCGCGTGCAGGTGCAGGCCGCCGTGGACTCCGCCGTGCGCCAACTGGCGCTTGCCATCGCCGGCGACATCTTCGGCGGCATGGTCGCCGCCACCTACACCAACACCGCCAAGGTCATCGGCGATGCCTCGCTGACTTACGCCGAGTTCGTCGGGCTCAAGGATGAGATTGTCGCGCAGTCGATGAACCCGACCGCCACCACGGCCGCGCTCCTGTCCGCCTACATCTCCAGCGTTGAGGCTGACCCCGCCGTCTACAATGACATGGCGTACCGCGCGGCCGTGGCCGGTGGCAACCAGACGTCCGCCCTCATCAGCCGTATCGCCGGCATCGGCACCGTGCGCACCGCGCAGATTCCGACCGGCACCAACGTGGTGGGCGCCCTGTTCGACGACACCGCCGTTGCCATCGCGATGGGCAACAACGCCCCGTTCGCCTCGGACACCAACGTGGCTTACTACTCCGAGGTGGCCGACCCCGACACCGGATTCAACCTCGCGGTCTCCGAGGTCTACGACCCCGCGACGCGCGCGATGGTGCTCGGCGTCGAGGCCGTCTACGGCGTCAAGGCGGGCGACGTGAGCAAGCTGACGCTCCTGACCTCCGCCGCCGGCGCGTAAGGCGCGTAGTTGCTGCGCAAATACAAACTTGCCCGGCCGGAAACGGTCGGGCATTTTTCGCGCATGCCTCCCGCCTACATGCCCCCCACGCTCACAGAGCGGCTCGCGCTAACCGGGGCGGAGCCTGTCACGCTCGCCGAGGCCAAGGCGCAACTCCGCGTCATCGACGACGAGGAAAGCGGATACATCGAAGCGCTGCTCGCCGTCGCGCGAGAGGCTGCCGAGGACATGACTGGACGCGCCTTTGCGCCGCAGGAGTTTCGGAGCATTTACCCGCGCGCAGGCGAGTTCGGCGAATCGCCAGCGTCGCTCGCCGTGACGCGGGCTCCGTTCGTCGGGATCGAAGAGCTGAACTATCGACGCGCAGACGGAACGCTTGCCCTGTATCAGGGCATTGTGCGCGTTGGCCGCGCGGGGCACGGGGCAATGATCGACTGGACCCCACCCGCAGATTTTGACGCCACGCACCCGGCCCCCGTCGAGCTGACTTTTTCGGCCGGCTACGCGACCGTTCCCGCCGCCGTGCGGCAGGCAATCCTGCTGCTTGTCGCGCACCTGTTCGAGACGCGCACGCCTGTACACGCAGGCTCAATGACAGAGTGCCCGTTGACCGTTGAGCACCTGCTCAACCGCTACCGCATGCCCAACGCCTGACGCGATGAAACCCGGAAAAATGGATACGCTCGCCACGCTCTACGCCGTGGACGACGCCCGCACGGCAAGCGGCGAGGCCGTCGCGTCGCGCTCAAAGGTTGCGCGCGTGTTCGCCGAGGTCATCCCGCAGCGCGGGCGCAGGGTTGACGGCGAGGCCGTCGCCAAGACATCCAAACGCACGGCGCAATTTCGAATCCGCTGGCAGTCCGCATTTGCCGCGCTCGGCGCAGAGTCGCGCCACGAAATCGAGGTTGACGGCATCCGATGGCGTATCCTTTCGGCAACTACGGAGGGCCGACGCGCAGGGCTGCTGCTCGACTGCGAAACCGTCAACGCCGCCGCGCGATGAGCCAGACCGCATACCTAAAGTTTCACGGCTTCGATGAGCTGGAAAAACGGCTCTTTGAGGAGCTGCCGCCGGCGCTCGCCAAAGCCACGGCCCGCAAGGCGTTTGCCTCGGGCTCCGAGGTTTTGCGCACGGCCGCCGCGCTTAACGCAGCCAAGCACTCAGACTCAGGCATGCTTGCATCCAGCATGACGGCGCGAGCCGACATCAAGGCAGTTACCAAGTACGCCGGGAAGAAGCGAATCGTCGTCAAAGGCGAATACATCATGCGAGGCGTAGTCTATCCCGGACGCATCAAGGCCAAGGTTTGGCGTGCGCGCCGCGAAGGCGGCAAGCCCTACGAGGTTTACGCCAACCCGAGCAAATACGCGCACCTCGTGGAGCTCGGCACATACCGTTCGGCGGCCCACCCGTTTTTGCGGCCCGCCATTGAGTCGCACGGCGACCGCGCGATTCGCGGTATCGCGTCCGCTCTCGAAAGCGGTCTCCGCGAGGCAGCCTCAAAGCTGGCCGTCAAACAACTCACGGGGGCATTCAAATGAGCGACTGGCGCGCCAAGGTCTTCGACCTGCTCCGCAACGCACCCGACGTCGTCGCGGCGTGCGGCAACTCCGTTTATCTCGGGGCCGCACCGCCTGACGCAGAGTTGCCCGGCATCGTTTTCGACGAGGTTTCCCGCGCTCCATCCGTTGCGCATGACGGCGGGGACACTCTCGATTTTGTCGCCATCCGCGTGACCGGGTGGGCGCCCACAAGGGACGGCGCGCAGGCCCTGCGAGGCGTCGCGCGCGCGACGCTTTCGCTGGTGTCGCCAGGCGCGCCAATCGTCGGGCCGCTTGTGCCTGAGACCCTCGAATACACCGACGACCCGCAGACGGGCGCGTTCGGCGCGTCGGTCACCTTCGCCTTTGCCGTATCCGTTTAACACCAACACCCCCTAACAAAAAGGAAACACCATGTCCGGAACTCGCTCCTTCGGAGCCGCCATCACCCTTGCCACCAAGGCCGTCGGCGGAAGCACTCAGATCAACACCAGCCCGACCGCCGTCGATTTTATCGATATCACGGCGCACGACTCGCCGGACGGATTCCGCGAGTTCATCGGCGGCCTCAAGGACGGCGGCAACGTGTCCTTGACTTTTAATTACATCAAGACCGACGTAGGCCAACTGGAACTCATCGGCAACCCCGGTAAGACAGGCGCTTGCGTGATCACGCTGTCGGACGGCACGACCATTTCCGGTAACGTCGTCTACGGCGGCGTCAGCTTCGCCAACCCGCTCGACAATAAGATCGAGTGTTCCGCCGAGCTCAAGTGGAGCGGCGAACCGACCATCACCGCCGGCGCCTGATTATGACCGAGGAGGCGAAAACGCTGAAAATCGGCGGAGTGCTGCACAGCCTGCGGAACACGCGGCGCGCCGCATTCCGCCTCGGCGGGCTCGCGTATCCGCCGCCCGCATACTCGCCCGAGTGGGACGGCAACACGCTGTTCCGATGGGCCGTCATCCACGCGTGGGCAATGCTCGCCGACGGCTCGGCCTTCAGGAGCCCGGAAGACCTCGCGGACGCGCTCGCCGACGACGAGGTGCGCCCCCTGCTGGATGCCGTCAACGCGGCACTCTCCGCGCCGGACGAGGCAAAAAAAAACTGAACCGTGAGGCCGCGTTTTTTGTCGTTGAGGCCGGGTTGACGCTGACCGAATACCTCGGCGCGTCGCCCGACCTCCTCGACGAAATCGCGCGCGCTGTGGCCGACAAGGCGCGCCGCGAGGACCGAGGTCTTGCCCGCGTGCAGTGGGCCACGTTCACCGCCGCAGGCGTTCGCGCTCGCGGCGGTGCGTCGTTCGCGGTTGAGGACTTCGAGAGCCTTCCGCCGTCGCCCGAGGAGTTGCGCGAGCGCGCCGAGCGGAGAAAGGCGGAGGAGAAGGCGGCGGAGGCCCAGTTCCTCGCGCAAACAAAGGCTTGGATTGCGTCCCGCCGTAGTGGCCGCATGAATACGCCCAACCACGGCAAATAATGGCATCCAACATCAAAATAGGAGGCGTTTACGCCGAACTCGCGCTCAAGGACACGGGGTTTCGCTCCGGGCTTAAAAACGCGGCGCAAAACCTCCGCGAGACCAGCGCGGCGACAAAGTTTGCGGCGTCCGACGTAAAGCAGTTGGGCGGTGCGCTGGCCGGCACGTTCGGAGGCGGGGCGCTGGCGAAAATCTCGCCTGTCGTCGATCTGGTCGGGGCCGTCGGGCCCAAGGCGCTTGCGGCTGCGCCGATGCTTGGGCCTATCGGGGTTGCGCTCGGTGCCGTTGGCGCAGCCGCTTATGGCGCGTATTCGGTTTGGAAGACAGCGCAGGACGAGGCCAACGCGCGCATGCTGGCCGGTCTTGAGCTATTGGACACCCAGCGCGACAGGCTCGCGGCGCTCGCACGCTCCAACGTCAGCCAGTCGGAAACGGCCAAGGCCGCACGCGGTGCCAAGGCTGCGCTCTCCACGGCCGATGCTGATTCCGCGAGCTTCGCGGCGGCGCTTGCTTCGCGCATCGCAGACGTTGACGCGCGGCTTGCGACGAGCTCCGAGCGCATCGCATCCGGCCTCGCACTCAGGATTTCCGAACTCCGCAAGTCTGCTGCCGAGGCCATCGCCAATGGCGGCGCGGCCGATGAAATCAACGCGGCAGCCTCTCGCGAAATCGCTCGCATAACCGCCATTGCCAACGTTGAGACGGCGCGCGCTGAAAAGGCCGCCGCGCTCGAACGCACGGCCGCCGCAAGCGGGCTCGCCGACGACTCTACGCGCAAGCGGCTGGAAGAGGCCGCCGCGTCTGTCGAAAAGCTCCGCGCTGGCGCAAAGGCGCTGGAGGCCGACGTCCGTAAGGCATTTTCAAGAACAAGCGAGTTGTCCGCCCTTGAGCTGTGGGACACCGACGGCGGCCTTGCCAAGGGGCTTGCTGACCTTGAGCGCAAGGTTGGCGAGCTTCGCAAGACGCGCGCTGATGCGGCCAACGATAACAAGCTCGCGACAGACCTTGAAATCGCCGAGTTGCAGTCAGCCATTGCGAAGGCAATCGAGTTGCAACGCGCGCGCGAGGCTCTGGCCGAACAGTCGCGCCGCATCGCCGACCTGACCGCTAAAAACGAAGCCGCACGGGCCGCCGCTGCTGAACGCGCGGAGGTGCTGCGAGAGCGAGAGGCCGTCGCGTCGGCAAAGCTGGCCGCGGCGCAAAACGAGGCGGCAACTGCTGCGGCGGAGGCCACGGCCGAACAGGCAAAACAGGCGCTGGCCCTTGCCAAGACGGAGAGCGCAGTGACCAAGCTCGGCGAAAGCTGGAGGAAGATTTCCGCGTCTCGCCTGAGTGCCGGGGATATCGCCGGAGGCTCCGGCGCGTCGTCCAATGAGGAGCGCGCGCGGCGTGCCGTCGCTTTGCGCGCACAGGCCGAACAGGCTGAGCGCGAGGGCCGTTTCGCGAGGGCCGACGCTCTCGCCAAGCGTGCCGCATCGATTGAGGGACGGCTTGTCGCTCGCGACAGGCTGAGCCCCGAGGACGCGGCCGCAGCAAAGGCCCAGCGGCAGGCGCTTGAGGCCACGGAGCGCGCGCGCCGCCTGATGTCCGCGAGCGTTGCCGAGTCCGCAAAAAACCCGGCACGCGCAGCCGAGCTGCGGACCGAGGCCGAAGGCATCGCCGACCGCCTCCGCAAGGCCGGCTTCGGCTCCGCCGCGCTCGACCGCATCGGTGGAGGCACCGACCACGCCAAAAGGAGCGCCGAAGCGCTCGACGAAATCGGCGAAACCCTGAAACAACTCCGCGAACTCGTCGCAGTCTCCTAACATGTCCGACATCCGCAATCTTTCCGAAAAGCTGCCGGCCCCGCGCCTTCTTTGGGCCGGACGCACGCGCAGCAACCCGATCCCCGGCGACGCGACAGCGCTATTTTGGCGGGAGGACTACATCCATTCGCGCGCGCTCTATCAGCGCGCCGAAATGGGCAGCCCATCTGATCGCGAGCCGCTGGCCGTCCTGACTGACGAGCAGGTGACGCGCGAAGAGGGCGACGCGATATGGTTCACCCGGACATATGCCACCGTTCCTGCTTCGCGCGACGAGCCGTCAAACATCGCGTTTCAGTTCCCCGGCATGACCACCGGCGGCTCACTGCTGCGCGAGCCCTACACGCGCAACGTCCTTGCGCGCGTTCGGTATGACTATTTTCAGACATCCGACCCGTTCGGCAACATCAACGCTGCTAACCGCATCCCGCTCCTGCAAGCGTTCGCCGTGTATGGCGCGGACGGATACCTGACCGAATACCTAGGTGACCTCACAAGCCCCACGGTGACGGCCTACATCGCGAAGATTAACGCAGGGGAAGACATCGTTGCGCGCGAGTCTGAGTTGTCCCGCTATGCCGGCGACATATGGGAGCGTCGAACAATCTACACCCGGGCCAAGTGATGGACGCGCTTGATAAGAAGAAGGCATTCCTGATTCGTGGCGACGACCTCGCGCGAATGCAGCGGCTGCTTGCCGAGTGGGAGACGCTGACTGTCCACCAAACCGACGCGCAGACGCCAAGCCTGACGCGCGGAACTCTGGCGACTCGCCTTGAAATACCAAAGGCAATGGCGATTGACGCCGACCACCCATTCAAGGTCATCGACGCGAGCATGACGACCGATGGCGTCACGACGCTAAAGGTTCGCGTTTCGCCCGGCACTGTGTCCGGCGCACGGTGGCCGACCATCGGAGGCGTTTCGATAGCGACTGAACCGCCTCCGACGCTAGCAACTCCTGAGACCGGGTGGATTGTCATGACCTCAACGTGGGCGGACGACCATGTCCCGCGAAGCCTGCCTCTGTCTGTCGCAATCGTGTTCCAGGCGGGGGATATTGCGGCGGACTACGTCCCCCCGGCTGCCGACTCCCGCACCACCGCGCGGCTGGTCATAGGCTCCGTCAAGGTGGCTAACGGGGCCATAACCGCCGCGACGTCGTTCCTGTCGTGGCATATCGTCATGACGCGCGTTGTGTACGGCAACGCGGCGGAGCATGTCAGGTTCGACGCACTCCGCCTGTGATATGCGCTACTCATGGCCATCTGGTTCGACCGTCACGCTGTATGTGTATGACTATGAGTTCGGCACGGCCACGCCGCCGGCAGGGGAGACGGTGGATGCGTATTTCCCTCAAATCGTCGCATCCGCCAGCGCATGGCATGCCGGCTCCGGGAAGTTTTACGACTCGGCGCATGTCAAAAACGGAAGCCTGTCACTCTGGAAGACGGGGTTCCCTGAATGGCGCTGGATACCGGGGATGTCCGTGCTGAACTCCCCAAGGGCCGTCGGGCTTGTCCTGAAGGTGTCCCCGGTGGGCGGGACGGGGAAGTTTACCGCCACGCTGTTTTCCGATGGTTCGGCGACGACAGGCGGATTCAGCGGATATCGCAA